GGTAGGGGGAGTCCCGGGAAGCAGCCACCTTACGGGCTGGGCCAGTGATATCCGTACCGACAGTTCCAACCGTAGGTTCTTTGTCTTGAAGGGCCTCATCGAAGCCGGATTCAATCGCATTGGCATAGGGCAGAATTTCATCCATGTGGACTGCGACCCGAGCAAGGCGGGTAACTGCACTTGGTTGTATTGAATTGTGTACCTTGGTTCTATGATTGATTTCATTGCAGAGAACTGGGTTCCCCTTACCATCGCCATCATGGCGCTTATCAAGGTCGTCGTGAATTTAACTCCAACGGATGCTGACAATGCTGTATTTGGTTATCTCGATATCCTTATTACTGCTATTACTGGCGACCGCCGTAAGAAGAAGTAATATGGCTAAGATTAATAGCGCGAGCTACCCCGTTAAATCGGCTCCACTAAACGGAGCGGATACGGCTATTGGGACAGACTCGCAGACCGTAGATAAAGAGACCAAGCAACTTCGCGTTCAGGATATTGCTGACTTTGCCACCAATCCGGCGAATACTAATGTTGTCAACTCTGTAAACGGACTGGGGCCTATCAGTACCAGCCCTACTACAGGCAATGTGGGCGTTTCGTTGGACACCGTCTCCGGCGTTCAAGGCACATACCAGCACGCCAATGTTACTGTCGACCAATACGGAAGGGTTGTTTCGGCATCTACCAACACTCCGGTTACTTCGGTCAATGGTATTGACGGGGCCGTCACTCTTAGTCCGGGGGCTAACGTTACTATTACTCCGGGCGCAACTAACGAGCTCGTCATTGCCTCTACCGGCGGCGGCGGCGGCGGCGGCATTACGCAGGTAGACACGGGCACGGGCCTCGACGGTGGACCTATTACGACCACGGGTACCATCAACCTTGCGGACACCACTGTAACTCCCGCCTCGTACACCAACGCAAACATCACCGTCGACCAGCAGGGGCGGATTACCTCAGCCAGCAATGGCGACGGCCAGCCCAACCAAGACTTGCAGTCGGTGCTTACGACGGGTAATTCTGCTGCGTCAAACATCGTGCTTACGGGCTCGGGAACAGCCTTTACAGCTACGCAGGGAGGTCTATATGTTCAGGATGCAGACTGGTCGCAGTTAGGAACTGGTAACATTTTAAGGCTGAGTGGCGAGCTGGAACTAGGTGGTCAGATTAAAGACTACTACGACCAAACCGGAACTAAAGGTCAAATGCTTATTTCCGACCCCACCCTACCGGGTGTTGTATGGGTCGACCAGCCTGTCTTAGCCACCCGTGTTTTTGTGTCCAACTCTGCGCTCCTGTCCTTAACATCGGCTGTTGGTCCAGAGATTATTCCTGCTCCCGGAGCGGGGGCAGCCATTCAGGTTATTGGCGCTGCTATAAGTTACAATTTTGGTACGGTGGGATACAATTTTATTGGTGACTTGGGTTTATTTACTGGCGTAAACAACGCGCAGTATACAGTGACCGATGCTGTCATGAACGCCCCCGTTGACCAGTTCGTTAGTTTGGATAAAGTGTCCATGGGTAATCTTGCGCCAAACCAACCTCTTCAGTTGAGGATGATATCTGGTGCCAACACCGCTCCTACCGCCGATGGCGATGCGGTGTTAGAGATTACATATAGGGTTATCTCAGCCTAGTGAGAGACATACGCAAGGTTTGTATTGGTCCTGACTATAAGGACTCCATGTGTTACTTGGTGGGACAAGCCGTACTAGGCAACTCCCACCATGTGCATTTAATTAAATACAATGAGGATACCGGGTCAATCCTCATCTATATTGAGCAGGGCGATATCGTGGTGCTTTGGAAAGAGTTCAATAGCACGATGCCTACTTCAATAGAATACAATATTAACTTTTGAGAGCCGTCAATCAATTCGTAGTTAGGGGACACAGATACAATAACACCAAGGGCGACCTCATCGTAAATACTAGCGAGGAGGACCACCGGTTCTCAAACCGCGAGGGAGAGGTAGTGGCATTGCCGTTGGGTTATGAGGGTCCTATAGGTGTTGGGGATACCCTCCTTGTCCACCATAACGTCTTCAAGTTCTATAACGACATGAAGGGCCGTAGGCAAAGCGGTAGGAGTTTTCTTAAAGACGACCTCTTCCTTGTCGATTTCGACCAGTTCTATATGTACCGCAGCGATGGGGACTGGCATCCCCACGACAGGTATTGTTTTGTGCAACCTATACCACCTGAAGACTCAACAATATTTAAGCCCGTAAGTGAGGAGCCGCTGATGGGTATTATGAGATATCCTAATGATTATCTTATGGGTCAAGGCGTTGAGTCCGGAGATACCGTTACGTTCCGTCCGGAGAGCGAGTACGAGTTTATCGTAGACGGAGAGAAGTTGTACCGAATGTTTGACCACCAGATAACATGCAAGATTCAAAGAAGCTAAAGGAGCGCATCATCGCTGCGGGGCGTATAGCTGTTGAAGAGCTCATCAAGGTGGCTCAGGAGGATATCCTTAAGCCGGGCGACGACGACGACCTCGCAGCGGACAGGCTAAAGAATGCGGCGGCTACCAAGAAGCTCGCCATCTTCGACGCGCTAGAGATTTTGAGTCGCATAGATTCCGAGGAGGAAGCCTTGGGTTTGTCGGAGACAAAGACCGTGGCAGATAGCAAGATGGGTTTTGCAGAGCGAAGGTCGAGATAAGCTGTATAGCCCTGTAGAAGGGCTGGTATCGAAGTCTGTTATGGCTAATAAGAACCGTGCTAAGACATGGCTCTATGGCTATAACGAGAAGTACGATATGGTCATCATCTCCAAGACGGGGAAGGTTGGAGACATCATCAATATCAACGGCGTAAATATCGCTCTCCCCCCGGCACCTAAAGACATCTCCGACGGCGACAATAGATGGGTCCGTAAGGAGCTCCCTCGGGCCCTCTCACGCATCCAAAGCATCTTCCAATGGAATGATATGCCGAAGGTATTTAAGTCCGAGTGGGTGGACTATATCGAGTCGGAGTTCGACCGACGTGAGGACGGCCATTGGTTCTACAACAACCGCGTGCCGACATATATCACGGGCGCCCACTATATGTACTTGCAATGGACAAGTATCGATGTGGGCTACCCCGACTTCCGTGAGGCCAACAGGATATTTTTTATCTTCTGGGAAGCATGCAAAGCCGACTCCCGATGTTTTGGTATGGCGTACCTCAAGATTCGTCGCTCTGGATTTTCCTTCATGGGTTCCTCGGAGTGTGTCAATACCGGTACTCTAGCCAAGGACTCTCGGGTAGGTATACTTTCCAAGACCGGTTCTGATGCCAAGAAGATGTTCACGGACAAGGTGGTTCCTATCGCAAACCGACTTCCGTTCTTCTTCAAACCGATACAAGACGGCATGGATAAGCCAAAGACGGAACTTGCTTTCCGTGTCCCGGCCTCAAAGATTACCAAGAAGAATATGTACGACATCGAAGCCGAGGAAATCCTTGGCCTAGATACCACCATCGACTGGAAGAATACCGACGACAACTCCTACGACGGAGAGAAACTTCTCCTACTGGTACATGACGAAAGTGGGAAGTGGATTAAGCCCAACAACATCCTCAACAACTGGCGCGTCACCAAGACGTGCTTGCGCTTGGGAAGTAAGATTATCGGCAAGTGCTTGATGGGCTCTACATCCAATGCCTTAGCTAAGGGTGGTGCCAACTTCAAGAAGCTGTACGAAGATTCCCACCCACTTTCCAGAAATGCTAACGGGCAAACTAAGAGCGGGATGTACTCTTTGTTTATCCCCATGGAGTACAACATGGAAGGCTTCATCGACCAGTACGGCCACCCTGTCTTCAATGCTCCAGAGAAGCCTGTAAAGGGCGTCGACGGGGAGATGATTAAGGGAGGCGCTATCGACTACTGGGAGGCTGAGGTAGAGAGTATGAAGAGCGACCCCGATGCGCTCAACGAATTCTACCGCCAGTTCCCTCGCACTGAGTCTCATGCCTTCCGTGACGAGAGTAAGCAGAGCCTTTTCAACCTCACTAAAATCTACCAGCAGATAGATTACGCCGACAGCCTAGTCAAGGAGCACTACCTCACGCGGGGGTCTTTCAGTTGGGAGAACGGAATCAAAGACAGCAAAGTAATATTCCGTCCCGATAGGAGGGGAAGGTTTAATATCTCTTGGACTCCAAACAAGGCGCAACAGAATAGAGTAATAGAACGACGTGGAATTAAATATGCTGGTAACGAGCACCTTGGCTCATTTGGATGCGACTCTTACGACATTAGCGGTACTGTGGGTGGCGGCGGTTCTAACGGTGCTCTTCACGGAATGACGAAGTTCCATATGGACGACGCCCCTACCAACGAATTCTTCTTGGAGTATGTAGCTAGGCCCCAGACGGCAGAGATATTTTTCGAGGAGGTGTTGATGGCGTGCGTCTTCTATGGTATGCCTATCCTTATCGAGAACAACAAGCCTCGCCTGCTATACCACTTTAAGAACCGGGGGTACCGTGGCTTCTGTATGAACCGCCCCGATAAGCAGTTCAATAAACTCAGTAAGACGGAGCGCGAACTTGGTGGAATACCTAACAGTTCTGAGGATGTTAAGCAAGCCCATGCCGCAGCTATCGAGAGCTACATAGAAAAACACATCGGTGTAGATATGGAAGGAACCTTCCGCGATACGGGAGAGATAGGCACCATGCCTTTCGTACGCACACTGGAGGATTGGGCGCGTTTTGATATCAGCAATAGGACTGCTTTCGACGCGACTATCAGCAGTGGATTGGCGGTGATGGCGAACCAAAAGCACCTCTATATGCCTGAGCAGAAGAAGAGTTCTATAAGCATTAACTTGCCGAGATACAACAACCGAGGTTTTCGTAGTGAACGATTGGACTAAATGAAGGACGTCAAGGTAAACATCTCCACTGCTGGGTTCCCAAGTCAGTTTGTTTCTGACTCGGAGAAGGCTAGTGATGAGTACGGCTTGATGGTAGGTCAGGCCATTCAGTACGAGTGGTTTAAGAAGGATGGCAACCAATGCCGGTTCTATAACCAGTGGCGCGAATTCAACCGCTTGCGGCTCTATGCTCGTGGCGAGCAGAGTATCGCTAAGTACAAGAACGAGCTCGCTGTCGATGGTGACCTTTCGTATTTGAATTTGGACTGGACCCCGGTTCCTATCCTCCCGAAGTTTATTGACATCGTCGTCAACGGCATGTCCGAGCGCGTCTTCAAAGTCAAGGCTTACGCTCAAGATGCTCTCTCGCAAGCTAAGCGCAGCAAGTATCAGGATATGATTGAGGGGCAGATGGTAGCCAAGCCCGTCTTAGAAATTATTCAGCAGAAGACTGGTGTCGACCCGTTTACTATGAGCCCCGACGACTTGCCTAACAGCGACGAGGAGCTTAAGGTCTTTATGCAGCTCAACTACAAGCCTGCTATAGAGATTGCTGAGGAGGAAGCTATCAATACCATCCTCGAAGAAAACCACTATACCGATACGCGCAAGCGCCTCGACTACGACCTTGCTGTACTGGGACTTAGCGTAGCTAAACACGAGTTCCTCCCCGGCGCGGGCGTTCAGGTCTCGTATGTCGACCCCGCCAATGTGGTCTACAGCTATACCGAAGACCCATACTTTAAAGACTGCTTCTACTGGGGAGAGATTAAGACGCTCCCTATCACGGAGCTTATGAAGATTGACCCCAACCTCACCAACGAGGACTTGGAAGAGATTAGCAAGTACAGCCAGAGCTGGTACGATTACTACAACGTGGCTCAGTACTACGAGAACGATATGTTCTATCGTGACGTAGCTACGCTGATGTACTTCAATTACAAGACGACCAAGAAGATTGTCTACAAGCGTAAGAAGCTTGACGGCGATGGGGCTCGCGTCATTGAAAAAGACGACCAGTTCAATCCTCCCGAGGAGATGATGGAGGAGGGCGATTACGAGAAGGTCGAGAAGACCATCGACGTATGGTACGACGGCATCATGGTGATGGGCACCAACATCCTACTCAAGTGGGAGGTAGCTCAGAATATGGTGCGCCCGAAGTCTGCTAGTCAGCACGCGCTGCCCAACTATGTGGCTACAGCACCACGCATGTACAAGGGTGTCATCGAGTCGCTTACGCGGCGTATGATTCCTTTCGCCGACCTCATTCAGGTTACCCACCTCAAGCTCCAGCAGGTCATCTCGCGCACCGTTCCCGACGGCGTGTATATCGATGCCGACGGACTTAGTGAAGTCGACCTCGGTACGGGCAATGCCTATAGCCCCGAGGATGCTTTGCGCCTGTATTTCCAAACTGGTAGTGTCGTAGGGCGCTCGTATACTCAGGACGGAGAGTACAATCAAGGCAAGGTTCCTATCCAAGAGCTCAATAGCAACAGCGGTGCGGCTAAGACGCAGATGCTAATTGGCAATATGAATCACTACTTGCAGATGATTCGTGACGTAACGGGTTTGAACGAAGCCCGCGACGGAAGTACTCCCGACCCACACGCTTTGGTCGGGTTGCAAAAGCTCGCTGCCGCCAACAGCAATACGGCTACCCGCCATATTCTGGACGGAAGCCTGTATATGTTCCGTTCTCTGGCTGAGGCTTTGACATACCGTATCAGCGATATCTTGGAGTACGCTGACTTCAAGGACGAGTTTGTAAACCAGATTGGTAAGTACAACGTCAGCATCCTCGGAGAGATTAGCGACCTGTATATCTACGACTTCGGTGTATTTATTGAGGTCAGCCCCGACGAGGAGCAGCGTGCCCAGCTCGAAGCCAATATCCAAATGGCTCTAAGCAAAGGTGGTATCGACCTCGAGGACGCTATCGATATCCGCGAGATTAAAAACATCAAGCTCGCCAACCAGCTCTTGAAGATTAAGCGTATCGCTAAGCAGGAGGAGGAGCGTACGTTCCAGCTCCAGCAGCAGCAGATGCAGGCTCAGAACAATATGCAGTCCCAGCAGATAGCGGCCCAGACGGCTATGCAAAAGATTCAGGCTGAGACGCAGAGCAAGATGCAGGTCAAGCAGGCGGAGATTGCTTTCGAGATTGAGAAGATGCAGGCCGAGGCTCAGGCTAAGGCCCAGCTCATGGAGC